GTTACGGTAATCATTTATAGCCGCCTTAATTGCATCTTCGGCCAATATCGAGCAGTGGATCTTGACCGGGGGTAAGGCCAATTCTTCAGCAATTTGTGAGTTTTTAATTTCTGTAGCCTGGTTGAGCGTTTTACCTTGGAGCCATGTAGTCGCCAGCGAAGACGACGCAATAGCAGATCCGCAGCCGTAAGTTTTAAATTTGGCGTTTGTAATAATACCCTCATCACTGACCTCTATTTGTAATTTCATCACATCACCGCAGGCAGGAGCACCCACCATGCCGGTGCCTACATTTGGACTATCTTTATCCAGACTACCTACATTGCGTGGATTTTCATAATGATCAATTACTTTGTCTGAATATGCCATTTATTTTTTCACTGGTGGTTTAGGCGGCTGTGGTGCTTGCGGACTAGGCTGCGGTGCTGGTGCAGGTTTTTTCAAACTGTCAAATAGTTGCTGTAGTCCCGCTGCCATACCAACTCCCGCGATTGACATCATAAGGACAAAACAAATCTTTCTCATCTATTAGGAACCAACACTGTGCGATAACAATTACAATTACTATCTAAAATAGCTTCCCAATGCATATCAGCTGGCTGTGGAAATACTGGCGGATATGGTTGTTGAATGTAAACAGGACTCTGTTGTATTACAGTAACTGGCGGGCGTGTCGCTTCATACACAATTACGCCACCAACCACTGCCGGTACTACCCACCCATAGTTTGGACGGTAAACATAGTGTCCACCACCATGTCTCCATCCTTCGTGCGCTTGTGCATTAGATGAAAAGGCAAATAATGCGCTCATTGCTAAAATACTAGCAAAAATTGAAACTATGATTAATTTACTTTTCATCTTGCACTCCTTAATACTATTTATAGGTTAATTTACTTCTTTACGAGCGTTCTTAACTGCTGTTACATCGTTACGAGTTTCTTTAGCTAGTTTAGCTAATTCCTGGCAAGCCTTGCGAACACGAGTTCCGGCAGCGCCGACTTCTTTGTCATAAAACTTTTCAAAGTCACCTTTTGCTGCTTCTAAGATAGTTACGAATTCTTGATATTTATTTGTTGCCATGGTACTTCTCCTTTATACTAATTTAATACCGCTTGTTGTTTCTAAAAACTGTTTTGCAAATTCTGCATCAGTTGGTTCTGCTACTGTTACTGTGGTTTTAAGTAACTTAACATCTTTCTCTGGACTAACTGTAAACAAGTAAGGCATTAATCCAGGGCCTTTTTGTCCCATACCAATAACCATTGGTCGAGATAGTTTATAGTATGTTCCAGACTCTTCGCTTAGTTTGGCAACAATTTCTTCGCCACTTGTAAGTTTGAGAGTAATTACTTCGCCTGCTGTTACGCCTTTATCGATTAACATATTATTCCTTTTCAAAATATTTCTTTAGTTCTACAAATCCACCAATTAATTTATCATCTAAAAATACTTGTGGTACAGTTCTGGCTGTAGGCACAGCTTCTAAAAGCTGTTCCTTAGTCCAATCTTTACTTACATTTCGTTCTTCAAATTCAATGCCCTTGAGTTTCAGCAAGTTCTTTGCTTGGTCACAAAAAGGACACATGTTCTTACTCCATACTATTGCTTTCATTCTAATATTTCCAATTTTAGTGCGCAGGTGATCCTTAACAGATCATGGCCTTCTGGACAATCGCCATAGTGTAACCAAGCACTTGGAAACACTAGGATACGTCCGGGTACAAATTTGACTTCTTCCTTGATACCACCGGGTCTTTCTAATATGGTTGATCCTCTGGGATCATCCCATGTTGAATTTACGTAATATATAAGTGTTAAGAATCTATCAGCGAATGGTACGCCATTGCTATCTACCCTACCGTGCGTATGCACATCACGATGGAATCCTCCGGGCTGACCACTAGTTTGCCCATTAAGATCGGCGGTTTGAACAACACAATTAAGATTGCTTACCGCTTTAAACTTTGCCTCTATATAGTCTACAAAGAAGTTACGAGGCCCCGGATTTGCATACAGTACTTGACCCCAAAATCGAGCATCGCCGGGTGTGGCTGCACGACCGTAAAACCAAGTTTTGGATTCCATGGTAAAGTTGTAAAACAACTCTGCCATTTCTTTATCAACTAGGTTATCATAAATTTCAAATGATCTTGTCATACTTTTATTATACTACCGGTAGATCATTGTAGTCAACCGCATCGGACATTATACCGATTACATAATTAGTTGACTCGTTTTCTTGTAGAGCAGTTTGTTTGTTTGAAGTGTTTACGTGTTTGTTAAACCAAGGAATAGGAGTTGTTTTTGGTGCAGGATTTTGATACTTTATGCCGATGTCTTTTAAAGCGGCAACTGCGGTATAGTCCACAAAGTCTTTTAGAATGTTAGCGTTTAGTCCAATAACAGGACCTTTCTGGAACAAATAGTCTGCCCATTGTTTCTCTTCTCGAATAACATCCAAATACATTTTGTATACTTCTGCTTCACACTCTGTTTTTGCTTCGGCAAAACGAGGATCTTCTTTGACTACTTGATTGATCAAGTAGGCGGTCCAGCCCTTGTGTAATAATTCATCTTGTAAGATTAAACTAATAATGTTACCGTTACCCATAAAAATCTTATTCTCTACCATAGCTAGACTTGTAGCAAATGATACCATAAAGCGAAATGCTTCTAGGGCATAGCTAGCATTTAATGCCATCCAAATTGCTTTAATATGTGTGGACTCGTTGATCTTCTCGCCAGCTTCTTTGCGACAGTTGATCAAGTGTAGTGCATCATAATAGTTGCCCACGCTTGACGCCATACTGATAATCTCTTCAGTGTCATGGATGGTATTGAACACATCCTTAGGCACGTTATAGATGTTACGGATTATATGGCTGTAGCTTTTTGAGTGGATATTAGTTTCAAAGAACCCCCAGTTGTACATCAGTGCTTCCACTTCTGGTAAACTACACACCGGAGTAAACACTTGTGTTGGGCCACGACCTTGTAAACTATCTAATGCTGTTTGACGTAGTAAGTTGCTGGTAAAGATATGCTTGACTGCGTCACTAGCATCTTTAAAGTCATTTGAGTCTTTAGTAAGACTAATTTCTTCTGGTTGCCAAAAGAAACCACGTGCTGTTGCTTCAAAGTCTGCTATCTTTTTATATTTGACTTCTTCAAATCTTTGAATAGTTACCGGACCTGCTGGATCTAAAAACATCTTGCGACCTAAATAGTCTGTTTTAGTTTTTAAATTGTATTGTTCTTTACTCATTTTGTTTCCAATATTATCTGTCCGTCTTTTATCACTACTCTTTTAACTTGTTTACCATCGACATACACCGGAACTTCTTCCCAGTGCTTTTTAATATGGCTAGCATCAGTCTTGTGAGCCAACTGTTGCCACCCTTTAAATATTTCTTGATGTATGTCGTATGCGTCCATTATAGCTTACAAGACTCGCAGTCTTCCTCGTTATCAAAATTAATTGGCTCTAGCATTGTAGGAGCATCTTCAGCTACTGCCTTACTACCTGCCTTGTTAATAAGACTGTAGTAGAATGTCTTTAATCCCCATATATGAGCTTGCATCAAGTTCTTAGCAATCAATGTAGTTGGAACTTTACGATCTGCCCAGTGAGCTGGATTATAAAATGTGTTAGTACTTATACTCTGATCAACATAGGCTGCTAAAACTGCGGCTGTCTTCAAATAGCCATCGCAATCTTTTTGTTCCCACATGAGTTGATATTTGTTTTTAAGTTTGTGATATTCTGGTACAACTTGAATAAAACTTCCTGCCTTTGATTCCTTAACTGTAATTAAGCTCATAGGCATTTCAATACCATTAGTGCTGTTTATAACAACACTACTGCTTTCAACTGGTGCAATGGCCATTAAGGTTGCATTACGAACTCCGTGCAGTTTCATTTGATCGCGCAGAGGTTCCCAGTCAAGTTCAGGTTTAAAATCAGCTAGTTGGTTAACACCTTTAGCACGTAGTTCCCACGGAAACTCGCCTTTACCATAACGTGTCTTAGCACTGTCTAAACATGGGCCACGTTCTTTAGCTAGTTCAACCGTTGCCTCTGTTAGATAGTATGCCTGATGTTCCATCCAACTTTTAACATCTTGTAGTGCATCTTTGTCGCCATACTTGAGTCCACGCTTGGCATGCCAGTAGGCTAAGTTAGTAACACCAACACCTAACGGTTGGATTTCATCGTTGCTTAGTTTAGACTGTATGGAAAGAAAATCTTGATAATCAAGAATATTGCACAAGCTACGTTGCAGTATGCGACAAGCGCGACGCATGTCTTCTGGATTACGGAAAGCTCCCCAGTTAATGGATCCAAGCGTACAAAGAGCGATACGACCATCGCTGTCATCCAAACGTTTAAAGGATTTAGTAGGTAAAAGAATTTCACAGCATAAATTTGACTGATAGATAGTATGGTATTCTGGATCAAACGGTCCTTGGTTCATCACGTTGTCAATGAATACTAGATAGATACGACCTGTATCAGTTCTCTCCTTAAGTATGCCGCTTTTGAATACATCTTCTGCAGCCATTATTTTTTTACGTAAGTCTGTTCGCTTTTCATACTTAACGTATAGTTCTTCAAATCGTTCTGTATTTTTATAGAACGCTTCATATAAATCAGGTACTTCATTAGGATCAAAGAATGTTATGTTTTCTTTGTTTTTGAAGCGGCGCCAGAAAAAGGCGGACAACACAACTCCGTAATCCATGTGTCTAACTCTCGTTTCTTCCGTTCCTTGATTATTTTTAAGTACAATAAGATCATCAAACTGAT